TATCCCAATGGAGTGGAACTACGAAGGATTTATTGATGAACACGGAATTCCAGTCTTCGATAATCCAGACCATGATGTCTTTGACCCACACGGAGAGTTAATAGACATAGGTGTTGTAGAAAACTGGCAGAATGAAGCTGACGGTTTGAAAGGAGATCAAGATGCTTTAAATGAATTTTACAGACAATTTCCAAGAACTACTGAACACGCGTTTAGAGATGAGACTAAAAACAGTATATTTAATTTAGTTAAAATATATGAACAGATAGATTATAACGAGGAAATGTCTAAAACACTAGGTATAACTCAAGGTAATTTTCAATGGGTTAATGGTATTAAAGATTCTAAAGTTATATTTTACCCAGACCCTAAAGGTAGGTTTAAAATAAGCTGGGTGCCACCATCAAACATACAAAACAAAGTTATAATTAAGAATGGTGTTAAATGGCCTGGTAACGAGCATATGGGTGCTTTTGGATGTGATAGCTACGACATATCAGGAACTGTAGATGGTGTAGGTTCTAAGGGTGCTTTGCACGGGCTAACCAAGTTTAGCATGGAAGATGCTCCAGCTAATAGCTTTTTTTTAGAATACTTAGCAAGACCGCAAACAGCAGAGATATTCTTTGAAGACGTTCTAATGGCTTTAGTATTTTACGGGATGCCTATATTAGCAGAGAACAACAAACCTCGTCTATTGTATTATTTAAAAAGAAGAGGTTATAGAGGTTACAGTATGAATAGACCTGATAAAATTTGGAATAAATTATCTGTAGCAGAAAAAGAAGTGGGTGGTATACCTAATTCAAGTGAGGACATTAAACAAGCTCACGCCGCCGCGATTGAAATGTACATACAAGATCATGTTGGAATAAACAGGGAGGGATCTTTTGGCGATTGTTATTTTAATGAACTGTTAAACGATTGGGCTAAATTTGATATAAATAAAAGAACAAAGCATGATGCATCTATAAGTTCTGGTTTAGCTATAATGGCTAATAATAGACACTTATACAGACCAAACGCACCCACGCAAAAACCTAAACTAAACTTAAGTATTGCCACTTACACTAACAAAGGCAGTACATCTAAATTAATTAAAAAATAAATATGGCAGAGTCTGTTGTACAAAGTTATTTTCCAAGTCAAACTGTAGTTGATGCTGAAAAGCAAAGCCAAGAGTATGGTTTAAAAGTTGCAAAAGCTATTGAAGCTGAGTGGTTTGTTAATGATAATAATAAAAATAGAGGTAGTAAGTACCAAAGTAATACGAATAATTTTCACAACCTTAGGCTTTATGCTAGAGGAGAACAATCAATTCAAAAATATAAAGATGAATTATCTATAAACGGTGATTTATCTTATCTTAATTTAGACTGGAAACCAGTACCTATTATACCTAAGTTTGTAGATATAGTTGTGAATGGTATATCAGAAAGAACTTATGATATAAAAGCATACTCTCAAGATCCACATAGTATAACAGAAAGAACAAACTATATGGAAGATATTTTAGCTGACATGAAAATGAAAGCCTTTCACGCTAATAACCAAGATTTATTAGGTATTAATACTAGAAGAACAAAAGCAGAACTACCTGAAACAAAACAAGAACTAGAACTTCACATGCAGCTTGATTACAAGCAAGGAATAGAGTTAGCTGAAGAACAAGCTTTAAATTTACTTTTTGAAGGAAACAAATATGAGTTAACTAAAAAAAGATTTTATTACGATTTAACTACAATAGGTATTGGTTGTGTAAAAAATTCCTTTAACACTTCTGAAGGTGTTACTATTGAATATGTTGACCCAGCTAATTTAGTTTATTCTTATTCTGACTCACCATACTTTGATGATATATATTATGTTGGGGAAGTAAAAGTTATACCTATAAACGAGCTAGTTAAACAATTTCCTGATTTAACAAAAGATGAATTAAAAGATATTGTTAAAAACAAAACACACAACACAAACAACTTCAATACAAGAAACTCAGCTGACCAAAATGATAACAACACTGTTCAAGTTTTATATTTTAATTATAAAACATATATGAACGAAACTTACAAGGTTAAAACAACTGGCTCTGGAGCTTCAAAAGTAATAAGAAAAACAGACGCTTACAACCCACCTGAAGATATGGAAGGTAATTTTGGCAAGCTACAAAAATCTATAGAGGTTTTGTATGAAGGAGCTTTAATTGTTGGTACGGAAAAACTTTTATCATGGAACCTAGCTAAAAACATGATGCGACCTAAAAGCAACTACACTAAGGTTAAGATGAATTACTCTATTGTAGCTCCAAGAATGTACGAAGGAAGAATAGAATCTTTAGTAGGTAGAATAACTGGTTTTGCTGACATGATACAGCTAACACATTTAAAACTACAACAAGTGTTGTCACGTATGGTTCCTGATGGAGTTTATTTAGACGCTGATGGTTTGGCTGAAATAGATTTAGGTAACGGAACAAACTACAACCCACAAGAAGCTTTAAATATGTTTTTTCAAACAGGATCTGTTATAGGTAGATCATACACTCAAGATGGTGATATGAATGCCGGTAAAGTTCCTATTCAAGAAATTACCTCCGGGTCAGGTGGTAACAAAATGCAAGCTCTTATTGGAACATACAACTATTATTTACAAATGATAAGAGACACTACTGGTCTTAACGAGGCTAGAGATGGTAGTATGCCAGATAAAAATGCTTTAGTAGGTGTTCAAAAATTAGCAGCAGCTAATTCTAATACAGCAACAAGACACATACTACAATCAGGTTTATTTTTAACAGCTGAGACAGCAGAGTGTTTGTCTCTTAGAATATCTGATATACTAGAGTACTCTCCAACAAAAGATGCTTTTGTAAAAGCAATAGGCTCTCACAACGTTGCTACACTAAAAGAAGTTAAAGATCTACATTTATATGATTTTGGTATATTTATAGAGTTACAACCAGATGAAGAGGAAAAACAAATGCTTGAAAACAATATACAAATGGCATTGCAACAAAAAAACATAGAGCTTGAAGACGCTATTGATGTTAGAGATATAAAAAGTATAAGGCTTGCTAATCAAGTTTTAAAACTTAGAAGAGGTAAGAAACAAGAAAGAGACAGAAAGTTGCAGCTTGAAAACATAGAAGCTCAAACAAAATCTAATTCAAAAGCAGCGCAGCAATCAGCTCAAGTAGAAGTTCAAAAAAATCAAGCTATAAACCAAGGTAAGATTCAGTTAATGCAAGCTCAATCTCAAATGGATGCTCAAAAGATGCAGATGGAAGTTCAAGCTAAAAAAGAACTAATGGCTCAAGAGTTTCAGTACAACATGCAATTAAAAAGTATGGAAACTTCTCAAGCAACAGGCAAGGAAAAACAAAAAGAAGATCGTAAGGACGAAAGAACAAGAATACAAGCTAGTCAACAAAGTGAATTAATAGACCAAAGAAATAATCAAAAATCACCTAAAAACTTTGAGTCTGCAGGTAATGATAACTTAGGCGCTAGCTTTGATTTAGGCTCTTTTGATCCTAGCTAAAAAATTATTAACTATTATTATATTATATTATGGAAGAAAAATTAGAAAACGTAGTTGAAGAAACTACACCTGAAACTGTAGAAACAGTTGAAGAAAATAAATTTAAAAGCGTTGATGACGATAGTGTCATTAAAGTAGATTTAGATAAACCAATAACACCAAAAGAAAATGAAACTAAAGAAGATAACCCTGACAACGAGGGAGTGGTTGGAGTCGATGAAAATGCCGATGCCACAGAAAAACAAGAAGAAGTACAACCGGAAGCTGAAACACAAGAAGCTCCAGTATTAGAAGAAATTACTGAAGAAGAAGTTAAAGAGCAAGCAGAAGAATTAACTGAACAAGTTGAAGAAGCTGTTGCTGAAGCTAAAGAAACTGGAGAGCCTTTACCAGAAAATATTCAAAAGTTAATGGACTTTATGAAAGAAACCGGTGGAGATTTAAGTGACTACGTTAAGCTTAACCAAGATTACTCTAAACTAGACGATCAAAATCTATTGTACGAGTACTACAAGCAAACAAAACCTCATTTAAACAATGAAGAAATTAACTTTCTTATGGAAGATCAATTCTCCTATGACGAAGAGGTTGATGAAGAAAGAGATATACGAAGAAAAAAATTAGCGTTAAAAGAGCAAGTTGCCAATGCTAAAAGCCACTTAGACGGGCAAAAGTCTAAATACTATGAAGAGATCAAAGCTGGGTCAAAGCTGACCAACGAACAACAAAAAGCAGTTGATTTTTTTAATAGATACAACAAGGAGTCAGAAGTAACTCAAAAAACAGTTAAAAAGAACTCTGATATTTTTACACAAAAAACAGATAATGTTTTTAACGACAAGTTCAAAGGTTTTGAATATAACGTCGGTGACAAAAAATACAGGTTTAATGTAAACAATGCTGAAGAGGTTAAAGTAACACAAAGTGATATAAATAATTTTACTAAAAAGTTTTTAGATAAAAATAATTCTTTATCAGATGCTAAAGGTTACCACAAGTCTTTATACACGGCAATGAATGCTGATGCTGTTGCAAAACATTTTTACGAACAAGGCAAGGCTGATGCAACTAAAGAAAGCGTTGCTAAAGCTAAGAATATAGACATGAACCCTAGACAGCAGCACGGAGTTGTTGACACTGGGGGTATGAAAGTAAAAGTGTTAGGTAGTAATTCTTCTGATTTTAAGTTTAAAATTAAAAACAATAAATAAATTATAAATTTAAAATTACAAAATTATGGCAATTAATGGAGGAGATAATTTAAATAGTGTGCCAAACCATAGACAACAGGCTTTGGCAACTAACTATTTAGATTTAGCGTCTGACGCAGGAAAAGGATGGGCGCAACAATATTTACCAGATCTTATGGAAAAAGAAGCTGAAGTTTTCGGACCGAGAACTATTTCAGGGTTTCTTTCACAAGTAGGAGCTGAAGAGGCAATGACAGCTGATCAAGTTGTTTGGTCTGAACAAGCAAGATTACACTTATCTTATTTAGGTAATGTAAACTCACACTCGGGTGGTACAAGTGCATCTGGTCAAATTACTATTGAAGCTGATATAGATGGTAAAACTACAAACATAGCTAACCACGGTATTAGAGTTAATGATTTAATTATCGTTGCTAATTCTAAAGGCACAGCTAAATGTATCGTTAGAAAAGTTGCTTCTGAAGTTATTGATGTAGCACCTTATGGTTTAGCTAACTTATCAACTTTAGACCTTAACACTACGCTTAAAACAACTATATTAGTTTATGGTTCTGAGTATGACAAAGGTGAGTCTTACAGAAGTGTTGAAGGTACTGTTTCTTCTACTAGAACAGCAAACGAGCCTACTTTTGTAAGCTTTACTAATAAGCCAATCATTATGAAGGATTACTACGAGATCTCAGGATCTGATTCTTCAAGAATTGGTTGGGTTGAAGTTTCTGCTGAAAATGGACAATCAGGTTACATGTGGTACTTAAAAGCTGAAGCTGACACAAGATCTCGTTTCAATGACTATATTGAAATGGCTATGCTTGAGTCTGAGCTTGGTGTTCACGGTACTGATGNTACTGATNACNTTTTAGGAGCTGCAAGANCAACTGCTGCAACTGGACAGCCAACAGGTACTCAAGGTTTATTTGCTGCTATCGAAGATAGAGGTAATGTAACTACTGGTGTAACTGGTGTTAACGCTGCAACTGATTTAGCTGAATTTGATGCTATTTTAGCAGAGTTTGACAAGCAAGGTGCTATTGAAGAATACATGATGTTTGTTAACAGAGGTACTAGCTTAGCTATGGACGATATGTTAGCTTCAATGAATTCTTACGGTGCTGGTGGTACTTCTTACGGAGTATTCAACAACTCTGAGGATATGGCATTAAATTTAGGTTTCACTGGTTTCAGAAGAGGTTCTTATGACTTCTACAAGTCTGACTTCAGATACTTAAATGATAAAGCTACAAGAGGTGGTATTAATGCTGCAGCTGGTGCTGGATCTGCTATTAGAGGGGTTATGATACCTGCTGGAACTTCTTCAGTTTATGATCAAACTGTTGGACAAAGCATGAAACGTCCTTTCTTACATGTAAGATATAGAGCTTCACAAACTGATGACCGAAGAATGAAGTCTTGGGTTACTGGTTCTGTTGGTGCTGCTACATCTGCTTTAG